AACTCATCACAGTATAGTAGTGTGATGGACATGCCTCGTCCAGTGTTGTCCGTTGTTGCTTGTGCTACAATACGCGAACCATTATCAAAGTCAATACTACCTTTGTTGTAACTTGTGACGCCAGCACGGATGTGGTTTGGACATAGTTCATAAGCATAACGAATACGTTGCATGATCTCCTGCGCACCAGCATATTTGTGTGCTGCAATTAGAATTACACTGTCTGGCACAAACATTGCATACCACAGCAAATATCCTGCTGCAGTTGTTGACTTGCCTGTTTGTCTAGGAAGCATGTTGATGTTAAAGCGATAGTTATGATATACGTCTAACAGTTTGTCCTGATATTCATATGCATTGTAAACCATACGTCCTTTAGTAGGATGCTGTATGTTAAAGTAATTGTTCATAAAATGCTTGACACCAGTAGCAGGGTCTGCACATTTTGCAAACTCTGTAAATTGTTTATCTGTAAAGTTTTCTTTTTGATGTGGCTTTTTTATAAGCACACCGTCTAATGTTTTAGCCATATTATACTTCGTAAACGTCCTTCAAGTTGACGTATTCCTTACCGCCCCAATAATTTGTATGATACAGATATGCTTCTTGTATTACTGCATCTATGTTTTTGTGCCAATATCGAATAAACTTAACACTACGGGGAAAATCCGGTATAATGTCCTGAGTTTGCCAAATAAACTCATTAATCAAATGAACATGATCTGGCATATGGTAATAAACTTGTATAGAGACTAGTTTGTCTCTGTCAAATCTTTTTATCATATGCATATTTATCGGAAAATAAATACCAAATGAAATTGTATCAATACGGGTGTAGTGTAAGTCTAGGCGAGGAAGCAACTATATGCTATGGTGAACTTGTAGCAGAACAACTAGGATTTGAATTTATACAACACAGTGAAAGCAGTGCTAGTAATCCACATATTGCACTAAAGTTTTGTGAAACTTACACAGGAATTACTCCCAAAGATTTTATTATATTTGGCTGGACTCATCCCAATAGACAGAGCTGGTATAACAAAAGAGCTGAACGTTGGGAGCATATGAACTATGTGCAGGGCAAGAAGTCTGGTAGTGCGTTAGTTGACAGTTGCAAGGATTATCTGGTAAATCAACACTGTGAATACATGGAACATGTACACACTTGGTATCCTCGTCACATTGTAGAAACTACTTGTAAGTTAAACAACCTGCGCTATATGCATGTTGATTGTGTGCCGGGTATGGTTAACACGCTGGGTGCTGACGGAAGTAATAAGGAAAGCAAGTCAAAATATATAGCGGATCACTTACACCCAAATGATGCAGGTCACCGCTATATACATCAATTAATACAGAATAATCTTACTCTGTTTCTACCTTAATTTCTTCTTCTTCTAGGAATGCTTGATAACTTCTATAAAGTTTATCTTCTACATCCTCCATTGTATTTTCTTCTTCAATCTCACGTGGCTCTTGATCCATTGGATTGTCACCTAGTGCTGAAGCAGGATACATTTTCTTAGGACCGTTGAGTCCACCACTTAGACCAATTAACTGATCTTCTGCATCCTGATACTGTTCGTCAGGTTCGTTAGCATACTCTTCAATACGTTCTGCATAATCAGTATAGCCTGCAAGTTGCATGATGTCAGCAAGTTCCTGTACAGGAACCTCTATCATTGCTTCTTCAACTTCTTCCTCTCCTACTTCTTCTTCTTTTTTAAAATTTTTTCTAGGCAATTTTGCTATACCACTGTCTGCTGGTCCGCCTATCATAAGTGAGTATAAATCATGTTTCATCATATCAGATTCGCGTTCTTTGTCACTTTTTCGTTCTTCAACTGCTTCTTCTTCAACTTCTTCTTCTGAAATATCATCGTGAGGAATAACATTTCCATCTTCATCTTTTTCGTGATGTTCTTCAATTGCAATTTCTTCTTGCTGAACGTCTTGTTCAGCGAGTTCCGCTGCGATACTGTCTAGTTTAGTTCTTAGTTCAGCAATATCCATTACTTTTCTCCTATTGGTTCCTTTGGTTCTTTAGTCTTTTCATTATTTCCGCTCTTTGCGCATCATTAAATGCTACCTGTTTACCTATGTCTGCTTGTTTCTGAGCATCAGATCTAGCAGCAAGTTTTGGATCAGCGTCCATCTTTCTTGCTAAATCCATAACACTCATCTTACTTGTATCACCGTAATTGCCTAGGTCAACACCAGCAGTCTTTGGATTTGCTAAATCAACTTCACGGCCCTGTACAGTAGCAGGAATTTTTGTTGGCTCTGGATTAGTTGTTGCAATATTATACGCTTTAGTGCCTTTTACAAAGTCTCCAATTTGTTTAAACAAACTTTTGCCACGTTCTTTCTTAGGCGGTTGTTTTACACTTTTAGGATCTAGTTTATAATCTCTGCCGCGTAAAAAAGCATACTTGTTAAGCATATCATCAGTGTCATCGCCTGCATCTTTTTTATTTGTTGAAATATTAAAATCGCCTGGCTCATCGCCTGGCTCTATTGTAGGTACTTGCGGTAACTTAGTTGTTGGATCATCTAATTTACCTGACTTTTTAGGTACTTGCGGTAACTTAGTTGTTGGATCATCTAATTTACCTGATTTAGGTTGTCCAATTTTTTTAAGTCTAAAGTCCTGTGCAATGCCGCTTAGTGTATCGCCACTTTTTACAGTGTAACTTCCACCGCCTGGCAGTGTGATCTTTTGCCCAGGGTAAATTTTATTAGGATCTTTAATACCGCTTAGTTTAGCAAGTGTATTATAAGTTACACGCTCATCTAATTCTTCGCCTTCGGGTATATCTGTAATTGCAAAATCTGTAGCAGTATACTTGTCAGGTGTCATATCTTTTATACCTGCCTTCATCATTGCATATGAAAGCAAATCATCATCATCTTTTATACCCATTTTAGCAAGTCTTGCAGCACCTTTTTCAGTTTTCATCATTTGATTTGCTGTTGCACTAATTTTTTCCATGTCAACGCCAGCGGCTGAAAGTGCATCAAGATTCTTTTGATATGCTGCATTGTATTCGTCCCTGGTTGCATATCCATCTGCTTTGCTTTGAGCTCTTTGTTGTTTTGCAAAATCTGCAACATCCTTGTACATGTCTGCTTTTGTTGGAGGTGGTGCTTTGCCTGTTGTTGCTTGTCTTACTGCAGCAACGTCTGCTTTTGCTGCTGCTCGCATTGCGTCACGTTCTTGCTGTGTAATTTCATTTAGTGCATCAATTGCTTTATATAAGTCTTGCATTATACACTGCCTCTATCTGACATCATACTTGCTGTTGATGGATCTTCTGTCTTTGGACCACTGTAATCCTGTTTATCTGAAAATACTGCAGCATATTCCATCTTACGACTTTCAATAGCCTTAAGCATGTTCTCGTTGTAGTCATCACCAAAACTATCTTTAGCATTGTCTGTTTCTGCATAGTCTGTTTCAAGCACTGATTCATATTCTTCTTCTTTTAGTGCTTCTTCACGAGCCATTTCTTCTGGATGATCCTGATTAATTACTACCAAGTGACTTGCTGGGACACCAACTGTTTGTGAGATATATTCAAATAACTGATGTGCAGTAACAGGATAAGTTAATTCTGCATCCATGATAAACACTTCTGCATTTTGCAATGTTTGAAAATCCATTGGATGTTCTTGTATAGGAGTTTTCTTTGGCTTACTAATGCTTTTCATTTCATACTTTTGTAAAGCAGATTCTAGTGCATCCATTGTTTCGTCACTGAGATTTTCAGCCATTTTGATACGAAACTTATAGGTTTGTTCATTCTCAACGAGGTAACTCTTAAAACTTTTCATTGCTGTATTCCTTAATGTAATAGTGTATTTATTACTTTTGTTCAGTATTTCTACCTAAAATTTCCATAAGTAGTTGATTACGGTCTACAGATTGCCCTTGTCCATCTTCAACATCCTCACCTCTTGCACTTGCTTCCTTAGCAAGTCTAGCATCTAATGTTGCTTTTTTAAGTTGTAAATCAACCATGCGTAACTTTTTATTAATCTTTGCACTCTTTGCACTTAGGGCTGTGTCCAGCATACGACTTGCATTACTAAATATTTCACCACTGAATCTACTATCAACATTCATGCCTAGGTCCATTAAGTCTTTAAATGTATCTTGTGCAAGCAAAGCAATGTCGTCCATTTCTTTATCACTGGTATCAAGTTCACGCACACTGGGCAACGCTGCATCAATTTTATCAACGTTTGTTAATGCTGTTTGTAGTTGTGGTATATCATCTGCTGTTACTGCCTCTACTACAACTGTGTTTTCTTCTGCTGTAATATCAAGTTCATCTGCAGGTTCTATATTAAAAAGTTCTTCTAGTTTTTTTGTCATACTAATAGTTATCCTTAGCGTTTACCGTTGTGGAAAATATCATCTTCTGTAACTACTCTAAAGCGTAAACCTTTGTGCTTTGCCCACTTTGCAGCCGCTTCCCACTTTGCGTGGTTAATAGCAATGGCAAGTTTTTCTTTTTCTCTAGTCTTTTCGGTAAGCATAGTTTGTGATTTTGGTTTAATCTCAATAAGTTCAGCATGCTTGTTGCCACGCTTGTCTTGATATACTACAACAAAATCAGGCACATACACTGTGCCTTTTCCTGTGAGAGGATTACGATAGGGTATTTGTATACCTTCACTTGCCCAACTTATTACACTAGGATTATTGTCACAGAAGCGCATAAAGGCGTGTTCCCATCCACTGCGATATCGAGGTGCTTTGGTTCCACTGTATTTTTCTGTATTTGTAATGCTATATACGCCATTAGCATATTTGTTACGACTAAACATCTATGCCACCACTTGGCGGGCTATATTCTCATTTGGACTTATTTCTTGTTCATACCCAAGCAGACTAGTTGTTCTCCTACTTAGATTAAGAAAAGTTGGGATTGCACTTTTTAGATCGCCTGTTTTTTCAAACTCGTTAATAATATCAACTATATGTATATTAAGTTCGTTTGCTGCTTGGATAACCGCTGCAGTAAGTGCTGCCGCCGCATCTTCATTTGCAGTACGATTAACGAAGAAACTTTTTGCAACTTCATATTCATTCTGATTCATGCTAATAGGCGCACTAAAATAATTTACAAAATAATCTTGTACACGTTGATCAAAATTATCTGCGGGATCTATTAATGGTAAATTTGTTACTTGTGACATTATCGGTTCAGTTTACTATCTATAAAGTTATCAATTGTTCTAACAGCATCACTTATTCTGCTTGGATTACTTATGGTGCCGCGGTTGCTAGGTATTTTCTTAGCATTACCAACATCGTTGGATGCAGTATTATTTGGTGAACCAAAATTACGTCCTATAGATTTACCTCCACTGGATATAACATTAGCAAAACCAGTGCCTGTAGTATCTCCCTGTTCATTTACTCCAATCAACTCTCCCAGATATGCACCACCAACTGCTTCAACAACGCCAGTTACTGGTACCAGTATATTACTAGTAAGTTTTTTACCCGTTAGTAAGTTGTTAGCAAAAATTGATATAGTATCTGTTAAAACGTTTCCTGTGTTAAATCTTTCTTCATTGTATATTATTTCTGCATCTTTGATAACACCAATGACATTACCATTAAACAAGTCAGTGGCTTCCTGACCTGCAACACTTCTAGTTTGTCCTCCAATGAATGCTTCTGTTTGTGGATTACCTTCAGTAAGATCACTTACTTCTACATCATAGTGTATATCAGCAAAGCCGCGCGGCGTAATATCATTTACAAATCCAGTTGCATATTTCACAGTTTCATACGCTAATTGCATAATATTTTCCATCGGGCTACTGTTTGCATATGCATGACTATCGTGGTTAAATGCAGTAATCATAGGATTTACAAGAGTGTATTCAGCAAACTTGTGATTGTGCATACTGTATATTTTTATGTTTTTAAAGAAACGTTTATTGCCTCGCTGAAGTCCCCACTGTTGTTGCACACGATTACTGTATTTGTCATATGGGGTATAGGCATTACTATCTAAACTATAAGTTGGATCAGCATTGTAGAAAATGTAGTACTTGTGCCACATTGTTCTAATTAATTCTTTGACATCATCATGGAATCGTATGCTAACAGGATTATAGGATATAGCATGATGACTTTGTACTTTTCTATTGTACTGGTTATGTGTTTGTACATCAATACTATATGTAGGAAGGTCTACACTTTTAACAAGTATAGGTATTTCAAGTTGATCTATTGTGTTAAAAAGTGTTGCTGCTTCTGCGGTAAACTCAAATACCACATGAAACAGATGACCATGACGTGGCTGTAGTTCAAAGTTATTGTCAACAAAAGTGCGTGACGCATGTTTGTAGTCACGCACTGTTTCGCCTGAGGTTAAAGGTGATAGTGAATTATTTACACTAGCCATGGAAAACTCCTATTAGCCAGTAATAGTTTGACCCAGTGTTCTCGCTACACTTGAACCAACGCCATCACCCAGTGGTGATTGAACAGCGTTATCAAATCTAATAGTCATTGCAACTGTTGCTGCTTCCTGACTTGCATAGTTTAAATCACCATAGTTGATGTTTTGAATAAAGCAACCGTATAGTTCCCAGGTTTCAAGTACACTTGGTGCATTTGCACCATTTCCACCGTCTAGTACTTCAAAACGTGTAATGAACTTGTAGTCGATACCTGAACTAGCACTGCTTTGCTCCATCATATCAAACTGTTTCTGTACTTGCTCTCCGCATAACTTAGTTACGCCTCCATTAACATCGTCACGTAGATTAACTGTAACTGTATCCCATTGATGTTTGCCAATCAAATACACTCTACTGTTGTAAACAGGAATCTCAAATTCTTCGAATGTTACACTTGGGCGTGTAATATCCTGTACCTGTTTAGTCATTTCAGTACGTGGACTACTTACACCAAAGTTCTCAAATGACGCACGAAAGCGGTATTTAAGTTTTGGCATAAGCAAGCCTTGACTTGCTGCACTCTGATCACCATCTAATGGGACTGTAAATTTTGTTAATGATGAAACTGACATGTCGTTTCGCTCCTATCTAATTATAAAAGTATTTATCTAATTCCAGTCATAAAAAAAGGGGGGCATTTCCGCCCCCCAAAACTTTTTTTATTTTACACTGTTTGTGTTGCTGCTAGGTTTCCACTTGCAATTTCACCTGTGTTCTTAAGTCTGATTGGAATAAAGATAAATTCCGCAGCCTTTGTAGGTTCA